ATCCCTTCGCGAGTCTGAAATGCGTCTGCAAGCCGATCAACGAAGGGACGCCGGGTCCAGCCCCCAAGAAACCCGGGGTCGTGTTTTGAGTCTCTTGACGTTCGGCCGTGGCGGCCTCAAGTCCGCGCCACGAGAACATACCCGGCAGCCGGCCCACGCGTCACGTTCGATCAAGAAGCCCGTCGGTGAGCCAACCTCCCGCGCGTCGCGCGGCACGGTGGCCCCTATGGGATCGTACACCCGCGTCTCGACCGTGTCGGCCGGCGTCGTCCATCGGAACCCAACGAAGGTACTCTGACCGTGGCGGAAGAATGGCCCCCCGACTACGCCGCGGTCTTCCGCGAACGAAAGAAAAGGCTTCAAGGGCTTCGCGACGGCGTCGATAGCGCCTCGTGGGAAAGCGCGTTCGCGTATTACAAGACGCACCCGATTGAGGCGATCGAACATTGGGTGACGACGTACGACCCGCGCAACCTGAAGAAGTCACTTCCGGTCTACATGCCCTTCATGCTCTTCGAGAAGCAAAAAGACTACATTCGGTTCCTTCAGGACCGAATGGATTGGGACGAGGAAGGCATCGTCGAGAAGTCGCGTGACATGGGCGTCACGTGGGTATCGGTCGCGTTCGCGTGGTGGTTGTGGACATTCCACCCCGGCGCCAATATATCGTTCGGCTCGCGCGTCGAGCGGCTCGTCGACAAGATAGGCGACAACGACTCGATCTTCGAGAAGTTTCGCCAGTTGATGCGCTACCTCCCCCGGGAACTCCGGCCGGTGGGGTGGAACGAGAAAGAACACTCGGCGTACATGAAGATCCGAAACCCCGAGAACGGGTCGACGATCACGGGCGAAGCGGGAAAGAACATCGGCCGAGGCGGTCGCTCGTCGATATACTTCATCGACGAAGCGGCCTTCATCGAATACCCCGATCAGGTCGACAAGGCGCTCTCGGAAAACACCGACTGCAAAATATATGCGTCCACGCCCAACGGGACGGGGAACCCCTTTTACCGGAAACGGTTCGGTGGGAAGTTTCCAGTCTTCACGTTCCATTGGCGGGCCGATCCGCGTAAAAACGACGCGTGGTACGTCAAGAAACAGAATACTCTCGAAGCAGAAGTGCTCGCGCAGGAAGTCGACCTCGACTACGAAGCGAGCGCCGGCGACGTGGTCTGCCCGGCCCTTCATGTTCGAGTTTCACAAGAGCTTCGAAAGTTGCTCAAGCGAGAGGGTCTCCTCCCGACTGCCGTCGAAGGCATTGCGGGTCTGGACGTTGGCGCCGGTGTGGCACCTAGCGTCTTCGTTTCACGATACGGTCCCGTGGTGGAACCAACGGTATCGTGGACACTGGACGACTCGATCAACACGGCTGGCCGCGCCGAAGAGCTTGCGGTTCAATCAAAATGCCCGATAGTCAAGTTCGACTCGATCGGCGTGGGGCGGGGCGTAGCTTCCGCTTTCAAGCGCTTGAACGGGGCACGCTTCCAAGGTGTCAACTCCGGGGACCATCCGACACGAACGAAATGGGAAGACGGCAAGCGGGCGAACGAGAAGTTCGTGAACCTGAAGGCCGAATTATGGTGGATTGTACGGGATCGCCTGTTATGCACCTATAAGCATTGGCTTCACATGAACGGCGACGGTGGTATCGCCTACGAACTCGAAGACCTCTTACTTCTGCCCGACGATGTAAATCTCGCGGCGGAGCTTTCTCTGCCAAGGTACATGAAGACCGAGACAGGAAAAGTACAGATTGAGTCCAAGAAGGCCATGTTGGCCCGCGGTATCCTATCCCCGGATCACGCCGACGCGCTCATTCTGACATTCGCACCCGTGCCTGCTAGGCGTGGGTCAAACTCCACGACGGGGCACCAATAGCAAATGTCTATTGACAGCAAGCATCCAGACTTCTCCGAGGTCGCAAGCGACTACCGCGTGATGCGGGACACGGTCGCCGGCGAACGTCGAATAAAAGAGGCCACCTTCGCGTACCTTCCGGCCACGACCGGGCAGGTTATAGACGGGGCTTTGAAGAACACAGGTTCGCCCGGTTGGTCGGCGTACGTCAACTACCTCGCGCGGGCGCGGTTCCCCGACCTCGTGAAACAGGCGGTCGGAACGCAAGTCGGCGTTATGGTGCGCGAGCCCGCAGTCATCAAACTCCCGGCGGTAATGGAACCGCTCCGGAATAAGGCAACGCGGAAGGGGGAGTCTCTTCAGGCTCTCCTCCGGCGGATCTACGAACAGCAACTTAGCTTCGGGCGCATCGGTCTCCTCATTGACTTCCCGCAAGATCCATTCGCAGCCGAGCGGGCGCAACTCCCGCATATCGTGGAGTACGACGCCGAGTCGATCATAAATTGGGACGACGAGCGCTTCGCCGAGTATGGCACGAACATTCTTAGCTTCGTCGTGTTGAATGAGACGGTTCAGGTCCGGGGGAAAGACGGCGCCGAAATGTTCGACTGGCAGGAAGAACGGCAGTTCCGCGTAGCCATGCTCGAACAGGTGGACCCGCAGTTCCCTATCGGGATTTCCAACCCACTCGTATACAAAACGTTCGTGGAGAATGACAACGTACGGTCCGAAGAGGTGACGCCAAGTTTCAAAGGCGTTACGATGGAAGAGCTACCTTTCACGTTCATCGGCTCGAATGACTTGAATGCGAAGCCCGACGAGATTCCGCTTCTCGGACTCGCGCGCCTCGCGTTACATATCTACCGCTCGGGCGCCGATTACTACCACGCGCTCCACGTCATCGGCTCCGATACGCTAGTTATTTCCGGTGATGAACTTTCGGCGAATGGCGACGTGAAGGACGAGAGCGAACCCACCCGCGTCGGCGCGGGCGCGGTCGTCCGGCTCGATGATAATGGCAAGGCGTACTTCATCGGGATCGACTCGAAGGGAATCCCCGAGCAGCGGGCCGCGATCCAGAGTGACTTGGTCGAAGCGCGCGAGCATGGCGCCCGACTCCTCGAACCCCGTAAAGGTCAAGCCGAGTCCGGCGAAGCCCTCCGGGCGCGGATTTCTTCCGCCACCGCGAACCTTCACCAAATTGCGCTCACGGGCGCTGCCGGGCTCGAACATTCACTCAAGCAGATCGCCACGTGGGTCGGGGCGAACCCCGACGACGTTGAAGTCATACCGAACCTCGACTTCACTCAATCCAAGATTGACCCGAAGAAGGCAAAGGACTTGATTGAGGCTAAGCGAGACGGCGGCCTCAAGATTTCCGACGTGTCAATCCATGCGTGGATGCAGGATAACAACCTAACCCGGTTGACGTTTGAGGAAGAGCAAGAGGCACTTGACGCAGAGGAAGAGCCGGTGAACACCGTGCCCGCCCCGGTCGTGAACATGGTAGACCCGGCGATACCCGCCGAGGCTGCCGAACCTATCCCGCCGGAAGAGCCCGCGGAATAACATCGGAACCCCCTAGTTCCGAGCGGCCCGCAATGAAGTGGTGCCGCACTCATGGAGAGGAATTTTTCTTATGTCGTTGAAAATGGTTGTTGAGTCACTCGAAGACGTGCCCTCCGAGGCGCACAGTTTCTACGAAGAGCGGGACGGCAAGTTCCAACTTCAGGTGGACGGCGCTTTTTCAGTAATCGACCGAAACAAGTTGCAGGAATCGCTTCGCAAGGAACGCGACCTTCACGGAACCACGTCGTCGAAGATCAAGGCTTTCGGAGACCTCACCCCCGAGAAGGTTCACGAACTTCAGGACGCGCACGACCAACTCGCGGTCGAACTGTCCGCCATCAAGAGAGAAGGCGGCCCGACCGGAGAGGATCTTGACAAGATCATCGAAGCCCGTGTAGTGGCCCGCCTCGCTCCGGTTCAACGCGAACTTGGTCGATCCAACGAAGCCGTTCAGGCCCTCACCGGTGAGCGTGACTCACTTGCGCAGGCGCAGGCGAAAGACAAGATCCTTCGCGAAGTCGTTGGCGCGTTCGGGGTCAAGGAACTCGGCGCGAACCCCGACGCCCGCGTGGACGTCGAGCTTTGGGCCACGAGCGCCTTCGAGATTGGCGAGGACGGCGCGGTTGTGTCGCGTGAAGCTCCGGGAGTCGTTCCCGGACTCAAGCCGACCGACGTCTTCAAAGACATGAAGGACAACAACCAACGCCGCCATTGGTTCGGCCCGACGGTTGGCGCCGGTGCCAATGGTAATTCCGGCAACGGTCCCGAGACCGGGGCGAACCCGTTCGCGCTGAACCCGAAGACCGGAAAACCCACAAATCTCACGCAGGCTTCGGCGATGTGTATCGCCGATCCCGCCCGAGCCAAGCGCCTCGCGACTTCCGCGAGGGCGCAAGACTTCTTTCCGAGCCTTTTTAAGTAAGGCACAATCAACCCGTATGCGGACCCATGAGGGGACGTTAGGCGGCGACCCACGGACAGCCATGGTGCTTGTCCCACCAAACGGGTGCGGAATACTTCCGTGCCCCCCACTCACACCTTTTAAGGACATTTTATCATGGCACTAACCCAGATTGCGGATATCATCCCGCCCGACGTATTCTCGGACTACGTTCAGCTTTTGACTGCCGAGCGTTCGGCACTCATTCAGAGTGGCGTCGTAGAGGCGTCGCCTTTCTTCGACAACCTTTTGGTTGGCGGGGGCACCATCTTTCAGGTGCCCCACTTCAAGGATCTCGACAACACCGAATCCAACGTTTCCACGGATCAGGACTTCGGTGTCAATGACATGGCCCCGGTCAAGACCACGACCGGTCGTGAGATTGCCATCCGGCTTTCGCGCAACCAAGGTTGGTCGAGTGCGGACCTTGCCGGCGACCTCGCCGGTGCGGACCCCATGGAGTCGATCGCTTCGCGCGTGGCGAACTATTGGGTTCGTCAGGCACAGACGATCGTGATTTCGTCCATTCAGGGCGTCATCGCAAACAA